GTTTAATGTTCTACCAACTTCTTGCCAAATAGAACCATTGTATTTAAAAACTAGAATATCAGTTTTACCATCTGTTGAAGTAAATGTTGGTGCTGTACTTCCAGCAAATTCAAATACTGTATTAAAAGCTATTGTGTGTGAGCCATTGTAATTAATTTCTACACAAATAAAAGCACCCTCTACTGCATTTGTAGGTGCAGAGAAAGTAGTATTTTCTGTTGTTAGATGATATGCGTTTGGTTTAGCTTGTACATCCCAAGCTACTGCATTTGATGATGAAGTTAATGCTTGTTGTGGGATATAAGCTAGATCGTTAAATTTAATCTTTCCTGTTCCATTTGGGGAAAATTCAATATCGCCATTTGATGTTGAAACAAAACTATTTCCATTAACATCTAAGTCGCCACCTAATTGTGGAGTTGTATCTGAAACTATATCGAATGAAACTGAACTATCTAACCAATTAACTGTGTTAGCTGTGTGGTCTAAAGTTGCAAGAGATATATCATCTGCCCCGTCATAATATTTTAAAGTAGGAGTAGTTGCTGATGTTGTGTCTAGCCAAATCGTACCAGCGACAGCACCACTTGGTCTTGATGTACCAGAATTAGATGTATTTATAGCCTCAAGAACATTGTTTAAATCAGTTCTAAAAGCTGGGAATGATTGGTTCGCTATATCGTAATCGTGTTGTGCCATGATGTGTTTATACTCCTTTTAAAACCCTTTTGCAATAAAATCAAATGTTTTAGATATTGCTGTATCACTTGAATTTTTAAATGTTACATCAAATCCATTAATAGTTTTATTTTCTACTAAAAAATAATCTCCTGTGGACATTCCTTGTCCTGTAATTCCAACTGCATAATTAACAGTTTTATATGGATTTGTAAATGTTACAGTTTTAGTTCCAGCACCAGATACTATATCATTTCCACTAAATATTCTATCAGGCATATCAATAGTAACTGTTACTGCTGAAACTCTAGGAGTAGAAGCACCATCTCTTGAAATTAATACTACTCTAAATTTAAAATATCTTGCTGTATAATCTCCAATTACAAAGTTTTGGAAAGCTGTATAAGTTACATTATCATCACTTGTTGCAACTTCTATATGTGCATTAGCATTAGCTGGTGTATCCCCATCAAAGTTAGAAGAAGCAGAATCGAATAATCCTGATCTATTATCGAATAAGTCATCTGGGTTATCTGATGTTTGCGTTAATGATGCTGTAATTCTAGCTGTGTGTTTAGCACCTATATCAATTACATCTGCAAATAAATAATTACCACTTGCAAAAAAATCTGCATTAGCAACACCAGAATCAAAGAATCTACTTGTTTCATCATCAAAGTTTCCTTGTGCTGAATCAAATAATTCAGATGAATCTAATTCAATAGCATCATCTGTAATAACTGTATTTGTTAAAGTTCCATCAAAATCTGGGTGTTCTGATTGTGTTGTAATTGTGTTAAAATTAGCAACTCCTGTTACATTAGAAATAATAGCTGTAGCATTTGAACTAAAGTTACCAAGTTTATCTACTGCTTTCAAAAGATAAGTTCCAGCCCTAGCTGGTACAGATATTGAAGTTGCTGGTCTTGATACTTTTTCTACTAATGCTACTGAGTTCTGCCAATCAGCAGTTCCATCTGTTTCTTCACTAAATCTTAAATTATAATATGCTAAATCAAGATCAGGTATTTGTGTCCATGATAAGTGAGCCTCTTGTCCTACAATATTACAAGCAAAATCTTCTACATCACTAGGTGGTTCAATAGCACCAATGATTGTTCTTTGTGCTGAAACATAGGTTGATGATACACCTAAACTATTAACAGCTTTAACTCTGACATCATAAGTTTCTTGGTCAATTACATTTAAAACTCTGTGATTTAATCCTGAACCTTGTGCATAAATAATAAAATCTGAATCTGTACTCCTTTTGTACTCTACTTGGTAATAATCAATAAAGCTATCTGGAGAAGCACCTATTGATACATCTAAAGCTACAATTACAGTTCCATCATTATATTCAATTAAGGTATCATCTAATGTTACACTTGCTGGTGGTTGGATAGTAAATGGATTAGGTAAGTTTGTTGTTGGTGTTGCTGTAGCTTGTGTTTTAGTTGCCCAAGTATAATGACTATCTTGATGTTCTACTAAAGATAACCCAACAGTAAAATCTTCATTAAATGTAATTCCAAGAACTCTAAAAGGTTTAGCAGAAAATCCTAAAGAAGAATGTGTAATATTTACTATATCGCCAATCGCTAAATCATAAGCATCTAAACTAACTGTAATACCTAGAGATAATGCTTCTCTACTTCTTCTAAGTATAACTTCTGCCATTTCTTCTGCTTGATATTGGCTAGTAATTGTACTAAATGAAAATCTACCCTCTAATAAAAAACCACCATCAGCATTTTTCATAGTTGCGTGTTGATCTGAACTTGGTAATCCTGAATCGTCAATAGGTGGCCATTGAATTTCATTAACTTGATAATTTCTTGATGGGTCAATAAATCCAACTATAACTCTATTATATTTTTCGTTTTTATCAGGTGTTGTTAAACTATATCCACCTATAATATCATCTTCTGTTAATGTAATACTTGCAGTTCCTGTTGTCTCGATAACTAAACTATATTTACCAGCACTATAGGGAAGATAGCCTCTACAACCTTTTATAAGTTCTCTAACATTGGTTAAGATATTTCTTGAAGTATCAAGAGCAGTATTTGTGTCAAAAATATTTATATCACTACCACCTGAATATGGTGTTACTTGTGTTTCACAAACTTGTGAAGCATCATAAAAACTTTGTAAATCTATCTCTGATGTTGTTAAACCTTTTCCATATCTAGTGTTAGTTAAATAGTCTAATAAACACCATGCTGGATTTGTTTGATAACTTGCAGATTGTTCAACAAGACTTGCATTATATGTTTTAACTTTCTTACCTTGTATCTTTGCTTGTATTTTAGGAAGACCAGCAAATGCGTCAGAGTTCCATTTTAATCTAACTGCTAAATAACAAAGACCAGATAATTTATGATTACTTCCCCAAGATGATAATGTAGATAATAAAGATGATGCTGATTGACCATCAGTTCCATAATGTGGCTCTAATCTAATAAGACTTTCAGCACTTGAACCATCAACATTTGGGTCAGCTTTATAAAAATTAGAATCAGAACTATCTACTTCTACTGCTGAACCATCTGATAAGCTAGATGCAAATGTAACAACTTTATCATCTACTCTAATTTCAGTTATATCGTTTATTTCTCCCTCTGACATAACGATAGCCATATATAAATAAGTGTTATCTGTGCCAGAAGTTTCCATAAACACCCTAGTTCCCCCTGTAAGTCTTTCTCCATAAATTACAGGAATGTTTGCGTCATTAGATTGTTTATTAACTAATAATCCTCTTTCAAAATCATCAAAAGAGTTAGTTCCAAAATCTTCTATTTCAGGAACTTTTGGTCTTAATATCCAAGATAAAAATAAACTAATTCCTAAAGCAACAAAAGGATTTATATTAAATACATTTGTAACAACACTTGTTACAGCACTTCTAATTGGTTTTGGTATAAATTTTTTCCAACCCATTATGCTCTACCCCACTTAATATCTAATACAGTTTGCGAACTAAAATCCATTCCAACATCTGTATTAAAAAATCTTTGTTGTGATACATTGTTTGTTTTACGACCATTCTTTTTTTCAAAATCAGCCCAATGTGAAACTATTGATAAACCAACTGTGCTATCTTTTTCTGATTCTTGTATTCCAAAACTTTCTATATGACCTTTATATAAAAGAAATGGGTCAGCAATTAATGTGTTAGAATCATTTAAAAATCCTCTATAAATATCTACTGTGTCATTAGTTACATTTTCATTTAAAACTAAAGATATAAATGTTTGATCTGCTCCTGATAATGTTAAATTTAAACTAGCTTTAGTTAAATCTGTTTGTTCAGTATGATTAGATATACCTAATACAAAATCACTAGAAGAATAGGTAACTGATGAGCCTGAAACTGATGATGTTAGATCAAATGAGCAATCTGTTATATTAATAGGAGTAGAAAAACCAATAGTAATAAGATGAACAGGCCTAATATCATTAGTCGCTAGTTCGTTCTTTATCGCTGTTGTTAGACTTCTCGTCATATAGTTCGTAATTAGTTTGGGTTACACTTTCTGTACCTTTTAACATAGTATATTCAAATTTGCTATTAGGTTTCTTGTATTCTTTAAGATCGTTAATACTAGCATCTATTTGATCTTCATTCACAATAACTTCGGCAATAAAATCGGCAGTTATCTTGTGGGTTATTTTATATTTTTTCATTAAAGTGCTTCTTCTACATCAAATTCAAATTGATATAAAGCATTACCATCTTTATCTGCACCAGCTACACCAAACTCTTGAACATCATTTGTTAAGTGAACTGTAAATGCAACATTATCATAAGTTATATCTGATGAAGAAACTGCTGTAGTTAAAGGTGGCTCAATAGTTAGAGTGCCTGTAGAAATATCTGATTGATCTGCAACGACCATATAAACTTTCGAATGATTAGCAAATTTTATCATATCTCCAGCTTTTAAAGTTCCTGTGCCTGTACCACCTAATGTAATAGATGTATCTCCAGCACTTGCTGTTCCATGAGGAGTACCTGATGCAGTACCTCTAGCATCTTCTACTTCTGGTGGGATTATAGTAAAGTTTTCTTTGCCTGATCTTTGTTTAACTATAAAGGCCATAAGATCGCCATAAACATCACTTCTTTTTGCTGTAATTACTCTAGCAGTAAATCCCCATCTTTGACCATCTATTTGTCTAGCAAGTTTCTTACCCGATACAGTTTTTGAGATAATAGTATTTTGAATAGACTTTATTCCTAAAGATTCAAACTTAGCAGTAGATATTGGAAAAGTACCTGACATTAGATTAAGTTTTTACTCCCTCTTTCATTAACTGCGTTATTAATTAATTGTGTAATAGTTCCTCTTGATCTAACTAATAATTCTTCAAAGCCAGAAGCATCAACTGTGTTAATATTAAAATTAACTGTTGTACTTCCACCATTTCCTGTGCCTCTAGCTGATTGTGTTATTTGGCCTGATGAATTAGGTATAAATAATTCTGCACCTTGCTCTCCAACTACGATTGGTTGGCCTTTTGATACAGCACCACCTTTAGCAAATCCTGGAAAACCACCACCACCACCACCTAACGCATTAAAGAATATTGCTCTTTTTCTTTCTGTGTTTTGAGATTTTAATGTGTTTAATATATTAGCTTCAGTTTTTTCTTCTTCTTTTTTTAATATTTTTTTTATTCCCATTAAGGCTATTTCTTCTATCAAATGAGAAATTATTTTAACTAAAAGTGATTGTGCCATTTTTCTAAAGGATTCTTCTAAACTTTTACCTAAAACAATAGCTTCTGCAATAGCATTTGACATTTTTTTAATTCCACCCACAAAACCTTGAGCAATTATATCTTTAATACTTTCAGCTTTCTTTTTTAATTCGTCTAATCTCTTATCAGTTAATTCTCTTACCTTTTCAACTGTTTCAGCTACAGCTTTTTTAAATTTTTGCATTGTAGTCATAGCTTCAAATATAGGTGGTAAAGTATCAATATATATCTCTTTCATTTTTTCAGCTTCATCTTTAGCTTCAACTTCTTTTCCTGTAAGTTCTGCAATAAGATCAATAATTTTTTGTATATTCATTATCACTATAGCACCAGCACCAATTAATAAGTTTTTCTTTGTTGCACTATTAAAAGCTAACATAGATACAGTTGCACCTTTAATAGCGAGAGATAAATTTAAAAAGAATTTAACTAATGCAAATCCTATTAAAATTTTAATAGTTTCTATTATAGCTGTCATATTATTATGAAAGAATTTTAGAATTGAAACTACTCCTCTTAATGCACTTGCTAAACCTTGACCTACAGTTGTTGCAAACTCATTAAAAGTTTTTTCATTTTCTTTAACAAATTTATCTAATGCTTGGAATTGTATTTTTAGTTCTTCAAAAAAACCAGCATCTAATATTCTTCTTTTTAAATTAAAGAATGAATCTCCAATCATAGATAAAGTTCCCTCAAATGTTTTTGCTAGTTCATCAGTAGCACTTCCAAATTGACCACCTTTACCAAATACTCTTTTAAATGCTTGTGCTGTTTCTTCTACTGATACTGTTGCACCAGCTTTAAAACCAAGCATGGCTCTAACACCTTTTTCTCTAAAAATATCTGCTGAACTAATACCAGCACTCATTGATCTTTGTATTTGTTCTGCTGTTGTTCTAAAATCTAATCCTGTAACAGAAGCAACATTTCCTGTGATTTCCATAAGATGTGCAAGTTCTTTAGCATCTTTAGAAACTACTGATAATACTCCTGAACCTGATTGTATTTCTTCTAGTGAAAAAGGAACTTTAGATGCAAATTTTGACATTTCATCAAATGCTCTTGCACCCTCTTGGGCTGAACCAAATAAAAATTTTAATCTTACTTGTAATCCCTCAATTTGTTTTCCTGTATTAACTAATGATCTAACTGCAAGTCCTGTACCAAGACCAATAAAAGCATTTTGCAAATTAAATACAGCATTTTTAACTTTAGATAAATTACTCTGAACACCATTTAAGGCCTGTTTGGATTTATCTCTTGCTACTACATCTATATTGAGTCTTTGTGCCATTATTTAAACTTTCTTGCTTCTGCTAGTGATCGTTCTGTTTTATACTGATCTTGTTCTTTTTTCAAGTATGCTAACCAAAGATTATAATGGCTAACAGGCATATCAAGAACTTCTTGAATTGTTATGTGGAGTCTGTCTGCTACAACTAAAAGCGACCTTATATTAGGGTCGCTATCTACTTTTTTTCGGCTTCCTCATAATTAGCATCTAAAAGTATTTTATTTGCTATATCTGAAATAACATTAGAGTCTGCTTTCTTTCTTAATGCAAATTTATCTTCTGGGCTAAAGGCTTTAATCATTTCGCCTTTTTCATTTTTGACTTGCAACTTCATTATAAGCAAATCTACAAGAATAGTTAAATCTTGAAAATTGTTAGACTTCTTAAAGATAATGTTTTTTTCTTCAAGGGTTAATGGTTCAGAATAGAAAATACTAGCTTTACCATGCTCGTCTTTCCACTCCTCAACTTCAATAGTGATAGTTTTAAGAGTTTCAAAATGAGATTTAACTCTATCAAT